GCATGCAAAAATTCACCATGATATTTATCATGGTTATGCGTGTACTCTCTCCTTACCCAACACTTGAAGTGGGGTATGTTACTGTATAAATAAGGCACTTTATTTGTAAGTTATTTAATAACTGCTCCAAACCCTCTTTTTGCTGCTCCAACACTACTTGGCCCTCTGCCACCAGTTCTGCCGCCTTTTTTATTGCCTTTAACCTTGCCACCATTTTTGTAGCCTTTAACCTTGCCACCATTTTTATAGCCTTTGACTTTACCGCCATTTTTGTAGCCTTTGACTTTACCGCCATTGGACATTCCTTTAGGTTTCATTCCTCCGACTTTACCGCCCTTAGACATTCCTTTAGGTTTTATTCCTCCTACTTTACCGCCCTTAGACATTCCTTTGGGTTTCATTCCACCTTTTTTGCCACCTTTAGAGTAGCCTTTAGTTTTTTTGAACATAATTTATCCTCTTTTTAATTAACACTTCCACCTACGTCTAGCTTGTCTTATTCTAGAATTAGGATTATTTCTTGTTTTAGCTGAACTTCGTTTAAGTTGTCCAAGAGATCTAGCACAATAAGACTTACGTCTTTTAGCAGCCTTGCTTCCTTTTTTAACTTTTCCTGTTACAGCAGTTTTTAATTTAGAACCTGGATTTAATTTACGGTACGCTTTGACCCCGGCTTTTGTCATGCCAGCACCCTTTTTAGTGGGTCTAAAATTCCTCTTATTGCGTGGAGGCATTTTAGTTCTTTTGCGTACCATAAAAATTAATCGTACTTTTTAATTAACACCAAAATAATGTTATAAGTATCTCCACTCGAATGACCAACTGTGGTGAAATCTATATCACCAGTTACGCCACTACCTGCATTGTTAGGTATAGCAGTAAAATAGTCATAATACTCATCGCCTGTACTATCAGAAGGCAAGCCTGCAAATAATACATTAGCTGTAGCATCAAATTCCATGTTTACACCCATACCTCTTGTCATCCAGTAAATACGAGCGACAGATACTTTAGTGCAAGCTTCACCTTTGCTATTTGCAGATAATGCAGATACATCAACTTTTTTAACAGCACTTTCTCCAGTGCCATCAGAAACATTGGTGAATTTTAAAATAGCTTGCCTTTCATCATCCTGTATTGTTTGGGATGTAACTGTATCAGCCATATTTAACTCCTATTATTAAGCGTCAGCAAATGGAGTTACTAAAGTTCCAGAGCCAAGTGTAATACCTTCAACAGCATACTTAGCAGATCCCATAGCAGTACATTTGATTATAGATCCTGCTAATCCACCTTTGGTTGAACCATTTAAAGTGATTACATCATTAGACGCACCAGAAATAAAAGTTTTACCAGTGGCGTTATTAACACCAGTATATAATCCACCTACAAATTTATCAGTGCCATCAGTAAGAATATCAAGATCAGTTGCTGCTGTCTCAATAACAAAAATGAAGGTAGCACCTAAATTATTTAGTGAATTAGGATCTGTAGGATCAGTTGGTGCAGTTGTAACAATTGAAGGTAAAGTAAATTTACCGTCAGCATCATTACATGTAAGTATACGTCCTGCGTGACTGTCTACGGTTAAAGTTGTGTCAGCTGTTAAACTTACTACTGAAGTATTACCTGCGGTAATAAATCCAGAGATAGATCTAACAGGACCTGAGAATGTTGATTTAGCCATAATTTTCTCCTAACTAAATATGTTGCGCCATCTTTGGAGTAAGTCTGCCGAGCCAGTTGGTGCAACGGTTAATCTCGGTTTATTTGATTGTAAGTTAAATATTAGAAAAAAGAAAGGGAGCCGAAGCTCCCTTACTCAAGTGTTGAAAACACTTAATCCAAAATAGGATTACGCACCTTGTGATGCAAAGACAGCTCTTGGGTTTGAGAAACCAAAAGAATATCTCTCTCTAGCTTTGAATCTGACATTGCCAGTATCAAAGTCGCCTTCCATAGAAGTTGAAAGAGGTGATCTCTCAAAATGTTTAAAGCCATCTGGGCAGTCAGTTAACAAGTAAAACGCATCAGTATCAGTTAAGAAATGGTTTACTGCATAACCTTGTGAGATCATTCCAGTATTTCTTATAGCATTGATGTCGTTGTCAGAAGTGCTTGTTCTACCAGGAGTATTTAATATTCTATCAGCCACGAACTGAAGTTGTGGTGGTACTATTAATTTTGTTCCTTGTAAAGCAAGAATCATATTTCTGTCATCAACAAAAGTTGAAATAGAAATAAGAGCATCTTCTAACGAAGTCTCGTTTAAGTCAGTAAAAGTGGTTGGTCTATTTGAGAATGTTCCTCCACCTACTAATGGATGAGAAGTGTTCACGAGTGATACTCCATCTCCACCAGTAAAGCTTGATGAGAAAGCATTATTCAATACAGACGCAGCTTTTACTTGCTTTGTGTGCGCCATAGATCTAGCTAGAGCTTTTGTATATCTAGCACCTAATCTATCGTAAAGGTTATCTTCGATAGCTTCTTCTGTAAGAGCGAATGCTAACGCAACGGTTTCATGTGAATACCTTGCAGTAAAGCCTTCTGAAGCGTTGTCAAAAGAGACCCCGGTTCCTTCTGGTTTTACCTGTGCGTTACCGAAACCTACTATTAAGGTTTCTTCTTCAAATGCTCTATCTGAAGACTCAGTTTCAAAGATTTCTGCGTGCTCGTTTTCGTACCTGTTGTATTCCATGCCAAATAAGGCATTTAAACCAGGCTCGAGCTCCTTCGCTAATTGTGAACGATTAATCGCCATGATTTATACTCCAGTTACTTGAGCGTAAAAGTGCTCATTAATTTTGACTATCAAGTTAACGTTTGCTGATTGAGAACCAGTACCTAAAGTATTATTCTCAGGATCATTGGAAATTCCAACAATTCTAAGTTGAGCAGAAGTAGCAGCAGTAGTTCCACTGATTGTAACACCAGATTGTCCATCTGTTGTTGAACCAGAAGCATATACAATGTCAGCATTGTTACCAACGACTGTTTGTACAACTGAACCAGTTGCAGCACTTTCTACTTCAAATAATGCATTAGGATCGTCAACTACGAAAGCCACCGCGTCTGATGTAACTGTACCATTAGGCCAGTGAGCAGAAAAAATAACTTCCCCACTAGAATTGGTAAACTTACATCCCCTAAAGACTCCCAACAGTTGATCGCCAGCAGCAGCCACTAAAATAGTACCTGCGTTGGTCATTTTAACTGGGTCGCCTGAAAATATGTTTCCGCTTGCACCAGAAGCAATTTTGTATTCTGTAACTCCTTCGGAGTTTACATTACTACCTAATTTGCCTAAAGGTCTCAAGCCGAAAGCAGCATTTTGGTTTGCCATAGTTATGTCCTTTAAAAAAGGTTAATTAAAAGAAGAAACAAATTATCCTCTGTTTCCTCCGCCAAATGTTACCTTTGATTTCAATTCTCTAGAAATTGGCATCGCAGGATTTTCTTCACGCATTAGGTCATTCTCTACTGCACTCATTTGGTTTTGTGTTTGTTTAGCGAAATATTCATTTCGTTGATCTGCGATTTCTTTTGGTATTTTGCACAGTATCAAACCGCCAACCCCATAAGTTCCAGCGTGACGACCATCATCGACAGTGGGCATATCACCAAGTCCGGGAAATTCATTCGGTCTGACTGTTTCCCAGCCTTCACGAAATCTTTTTGAAACATTAGTTTTGTAGTCTAAGCCAAGCACTGACTCTGCTACCCATCGACCAACAAGACCTTGAGCTTCCATTGCTTTAGTTGTTGCCTCTGGCAATTCTAAAGCAGTAGGCATTTTCCATACCTTTGGCCTCTCATCTTTAGCTCTAGTTTCCGATGCTCTTGTTACTTTTATTTCTTTATCCTTACTCATGATTTTTGTAGCCTCGCTTTTTGTATTGCGTAATCTTTAAATGACACTCCAAGTTTCTTAGCTAGTTGCTGTTCGCTCGGTGTCAACTCGATACGATTTTTTTGTTTGCGTCCAGTCGATGTTGTGCGTGTTGGCGAAGCGACTGTTTGGACGGGTTTTTTGTCAGCTTCCACGTTAAATTTGTGAGGCAACTCTTGTCGCACTCGTTTATCAATCTCACTATAATACTCATCTGAGTCAGTGTCAAAACCTTCGTTCTCTAATTGCTTATGAATAGCGAATGCAACTGAGGTTGCAACTTGGTCTTGTCCAAACCAAGTATTCTTCTGCGCCCATTCACGAGCTTTAGGCGATGGTTCGTTATATTCTTCAACCTCTTGAGATGTTTGTTGTAAAGGTTCATTTTTTTGTTGTTCTAAGTAAGCAGCTTCTTGTGCTTCATACTGTTTTTGCGCTTGAGAATATTGCTCAAGCCTAGCTTTATCGGTTGTAGCTAAAGTTAAAGCCTCAGTAGCAGCAGCTATCGCTTCAGCATCACCAGCTTCTGTTGCTTGTTTTAAAGCCTGTTTTGCTAAAGTCATCTGAGATTCAACTCTATTGGTGAACTCATCACTATAACTACTAGAGAAAGACTTTTGCTGTTGTCTTAATTTTTCGTTTTGATCTTTAAGATCTTTAGCATATTGCACAGCCATCAGCTCTCTTCTTTGAAATTCTTTGGCTTGCGCTACTGCTTTATTAATTCTGTTTTGTGCTAAAGATGCTCTTTTTTCTACTTCAGATAAATCTTTTGCTTCTTCCTCTACTTTAGGAGAAACCTCAAAGTCTTCTTTAACTTCATCTTCAGTGACAGGAGAAACTTGTTCTTTAATTTCATCTAAAGAAATCTCCACTGATTCTTCTTGAACTTCTTCTTCAACTCTTTTATTGATTGGCATAGCAGCCTTTTCAATTTTTTCTTCTGTGATTTCTATATCTATATTTTCTGCTTCATTAGCCATAATTACCTCTTATAAAGATTTAATATCATTTGGATCTAAAATAGTTCCAATTACGTCATCATCATTAATGATTCTGACTTCGTGATCGTCTTCTAACCGAAAACGAGAACCTGCGTATCTGCCAATTAAGACCCAGTCTTTTTCTTGACACCAAGGTTTGTTTCCGTATTTTTCTGTTTCTTTATAAGCTAAAGGGCCAACTTTTAAAACGTAAGCAACAACCGTTGCTAAAGTTTCTCTGTCAATGGTTTCTTTAACTAATTGAATACCGCCTTCAGTTACTCCTGCACCACGATAAGGCAATACCAATATTCTCCATCCTGAAGGAGTTGGCATTCTATCTAATAGTGATTTTTTTAGTAGGCTAGGATCTAAAACTCTTGCTTCTTCTTTTACAAAAGCTTGATCTAATTCTGATGGGGATTCTTCTTTTATATTTTCTGCGACTTTGTCATTCATCGATGTTGTCCGTATGCAGCGTTTCTTTCAAATCTTGCTCTAGGGATCGCAACGCTGATAACTCTCCCATAAAAAATTTGTAGTCTTCCATGGATTTTACATTCCCTGCTGAAAGACTGTCAACAATATTTTGCTGTCTTTGACGCAAAGTCTTAAATATATACTCTGCTAATCTTATGCTGTCTATAGTTCTCTCCTAACTATACAGTGTTTATCTTAAATTTATATTTCTAAAACTTGGAATCATTGGCAT